GTTCATAAGTTCTCGTTGTTATCAGTTGATGATTGGAATGACCTGTATCAGATGGAGAGTGATACCATTGAATATAACTACGACCATTATTTTAGTAATGGGTATTTAAAGCAGATGAGAAAATATGGACTTTGATAATATCCCAAATATGGTTGTTCCTGGGAATTATGACTCATTTATAAATGGGGAGTTACCACACTATTTTGGTAATGAGCATCCAATAATATTATTTGATGATTTGGGTGGGTTTGATTCGTCACTTAATAACAAAGTTATTAATTATTTAAAATCAGTAAATTGTAATAAACCAATTGCAACCGAATATATAATCAGTGATGAGATGAAGAAATTGTGGTCACCGTTGGACATATCAGTGTCAGTTGACTTAAAGAATAATGCTGATTTAAAGTACAATCATGGATACACTACTCATCCCGAAATTCAATATGATAATTTTTTATGTTCGTTTAATAATTCTATTAATCATGGTAGAGAATTACTAACATCATCATTGAAAAAATTTGGACTATTTGATGAAACATATTGTAGCAAATATTTCAAGAGTGGTGAATTTTATTTGTGGAGAATATTACAAGATATCAAATCCACGAATGTTGTATGTACTAAGTTCTTTACACACAACAATGAGTTTTTATCTAATGATTTTGTGTTTAAAAATAACGGATGGGATTTTGAATTGGAGAGCAGTGAGCCTTATGGGTTTACTATGATGCGAAAAAATATTTATAATTTAGAACATAAACTAACTCAAAGTTTCGTTCATTTAGTTAGTGAGTCGAAATCCCATTCATATTATCCATTCATCACTGAAAAGTTCTTGTATAGTATTATTACTCGCGGGTTATTTGTCACATATGGGCAACCTCATTGGCATTCACATGTTGAAAAATATTACGGATTTAAGAAATACGACAAAATATTTGATTACTCATTTGATGAAATAAAGAATCCAATGGAACGCGTAGTTTCTTTAATTTCCATGGTTCATAAGTTCTCGTTGTTATCAGTTGATGATTGGAATGACCTGTATCAGATGGAGAGTGATACCATTGAATATAACTACGACCATTATTTTAGTAATGGGTATTTAAAGCAGATGAGAAAATATGAGTAAATGTATTATCATGCATTTCCCATCGTATTCTGGTGGTAAATTTATCGGGAATTGTTTATCATTGAGTAAGCATTGTGTGCCTATGCACAAAAATCATGCTCGGCATTTGATTGATAATCCAACTGATTATGACTATCGATTAAAGTGTGTTACTGATTTGCTTTCAATCAGAGGGGATTGGAGAAGTAAAAGAGAATTTAGTGAATATGATTTATTTGATGATTATGATAATAAGTTAAATTGGGGGGAGAATGATATAGAATCCAATTTTGTTTTAAGAAGTGATATGTCATTTATTGTGACAGCACATTCATTAGAAGAAATTGATGAATTGTTAATCACTTTCCCACACGCTAGAATAGTATCATTAGTGAATGTTAGAAAGTTTTGGGGTATATCATATAAGTTAAAATCGACAAATGAATCCAAAGAATATCAATTTTATGTTGGTGCTGAATGTGAGGAGAAGTACAATATATTAAGAGGTATTGATTGGCCACAATGGAAAGAATTTGAAATGGTGAATTTCAATATTGCGTTAATTGGGGATACGTATTCACAACTTATCAAGAGTGAAATTGGAGAAATATTTAAATGGTATAAATTAAAAAATGAAATATTTGTTTTTGACATGGATGGTAATATCTTTTCAAGAGTTACTTTTTTGAAGGGTATGGAAAATTTGTATAAACAACTACAGTATGTAGATTTTAACGATATAATAATCTCGAAATATTGGGAAGAATATGTGAAAGTACATAATGTAAAAAACTTTGATTTAAGGAAGGATAAATAATATGGGAAAACCATTTGACGTAAGTAAATTTAGAAAAAGTATAACAAAATCAATTGATGGATTATCAATCGGGTTTCATGACCCTACTGATTGGATTTCAACCGGCAACTATGCATTGAATTACCTTATATCAGGTGACTTCAATAAAGGCGTACCATTGGGTAAAGTAACAGTGTTTGCTGGTGAATCGGGCGCAGGCAAGTCATACTTTGCATCGGGTAACATTATTAAGAATGCACAGGAGCAAGATATCTTCGTTGTGTTGATTGATTCCGAGAATGCACTTGACGAATCATGGTTACAGGCACTTGGTGTAGATACAGACCCTGCTAAGTTATTAAAACTTAGTTTATGTATGATTGATGATGTTGCTAAAACAATTAGCACGTTTATGATTGACTACAAGGCTATGGCAGAAGAAGACAGACCAAAGGTATTATTCGTTATTGATTCATTGGGTATGTTATTAACACCAACTGATGTTAAGCAGTTTGAAGCAGGCGATATGAAAGGTGATTTAGGACGCAAGCCAAAAGCACTAACAGCACTAGTGCGAAATACAGTTAACATGATTGGTGCGTACAATGTCGGTATTATTGCTACTAACCACACTTATGCAAGTCAGGATATGTTTGACCCTGATGACAAAATTAGTGGTGGTCAAGGATTCATTTACGCTTCGTCTATCGTAATTGCTATGCGCAAACTTAAATTAAAAGAAGATGAAGATGGAAACAAAGTAACAGATGTCAAAGGTATTAGAGCGGCGTGTAAGGTAATGAAAACACGATATGCAAAACCATTTGAAGCAGTACAAGTTAAAATTCCGTACGAAACAGGAATGAACCCGTACAGTGGATTAACTGACTTAGCAGAGAAACGTGGATTATTAGTTAAACAAGGCAATCGTTTAAAGTATCTTCCTAAAGGAGCAGAAGAAGGTGAAGAAATTCTTATGTTTCGTAAAGCATGGGAAAAGAATACTGATGGTGCGTTAGATACGCTAATGAAAGACATTGGTGCAGATGATGATATAATAGTCGATGATATCCCCACAATTGAAAATATTGAAGTGGATGAAATCGATAATGATTTAAATTCAGAGTTAATGAGTGAATAAAGACTTAACACTTGTGTACAGTGGTGGTTCTGGTGGATTTATTGCATTGCATGGTATTGTGTTATCAGGTATTCATCATGCCGACAAATATGGCATCAATTCTGATGCCAATGACATAATAAATCAATGGGGGTTAATTGCCAAAAATGGGATTAACTCATGGAGAGATTTTGAGATATGGCCAAACAATACAAGAACCAAAGAAAATAACCACTCTCATAAATTATATTACAATTGTAATATTGGTGCAAATGATTTTATAAACATAAACTCCACCAAAGTAGTTATATATACTGACATTACCATGCAGTATAAATTAATGAAATTAAAGAATGCTAATATAGTGTTAGATGAAAATATGGGATATCCATCCAAATGGGATGCATTTTACGATAATATTCGAAAATATGGTTGGGAAGATTGTGCTATGCCATATGATATGAAATATCTTCCGATGTATATTCGAGATGAAATCCATGATAATTATACAAAATCAATAGAGTTCTTTGGTAGTGAAAGTAAAACTCATAAAGATATATTAATTAGTAATGTTTCATTTTATTGTAAATACGCCGATTATAAAATTAGTTTACATGATATTGTTAAAACTAAATTTAGGGTTATGACTGATATGTTGGGGATTCCATATAAGAAAGAACATGAGCAGTTGATGGATATTTGGTTAGGATTGCACCCACAGGATTTACAGATGGATTTATTAAATTATAAGGAAGAAAATGAGTATTGAGATATATTTGGAAATATGGGAGTCAATACAAGAACATATGGTTGACGTGAAGGGGGCGGCTGATGATTTTGTTGCCGTGCTGATTGAGAATGGTATAGATGGTAAAATTATTGCTGACAATACAACAAACGATGATATAAAAAAGGCATTAATTGATTATGATGTTGATGTTGATGTTGATGATGATGAATATGATTTGTACGATGATGATTTATAATGGAACATGGGTGTGATAGGTCATTTTATTGTAACTTTAAGTTTAAGTTTCTTAAAATAGATTTCACGACAAATTCAACATTAAATTGCCATGCTGCAAAACCGCATGCAGTTGATTTTGGGTGGTTATCGGATAATCGTGGGAATTTGTTTAATACTGACATAAGTATCAAAGAGCGTGAAATGATGTTGTTAAATCAACGCAATTCAAGTTGTGAGCAGAATTGTTGGCATATAGAGGATAAGGGTGGCGATAGCCCGAGAATTTGGCAAGGTGGAGAGGAAAAAACTCACACTATCGTCCACACCAACCCAGAAATAATAGATTTGACCATTGGAAGGAACTGTAACTTAACTTGTACATATTGTTGCAAAGAGTACAGTACATCATGGTTAAGGGATGTCATTAATAATGGAGAGTACTTATACACCAATGCTGATTCTGATTTACTAGATAGAAACACGGTGTCGCTACGAGAACAAATTAGTCTGAAAGTTAAACAGAATGAGGTGGTATCAAGTGAAAAATATAAATTACTATTTAATGAGATTGTAACATTATCCCCGATGTTAGAGGAATTGATAATAACTGGTGGCGACCCGTTTATCAATAATGAATTGGGTGAATTGATTAAAAAGTTAAAAATGAAACCTTCGTCGAAGATAATTATTTATACTGGTTTGGGATTTTCATTTGCCAGATTTAAAAAATATATTTCTATGTTTAATGATAATATATCATCTATGATAAGTTTGCGTATTAGTGCCGACGGAATTGGAAAGCATTTGGAATTTAATAGATATGGTATCAAGTGGGATGAGTTCGTGAAAAAGATTGATTATTTGAAGGAACAAAACATAGATTTCGAATTTCAAACTACATTATCAAACCTTTCTGTATTTGGATTTGCCGATTTTTACAAAAAATTTAGTGACTATGGTATTCGATTAACATTTGCGTACACTCCTAGAATGATGTCAATATATGTTATGGATAATGAAAGTAAAAATAGAATCAAAGATGAAATAGAATTTATGCCTGATGATATTAAGAATAGAATTATATCATCGATATCTCCTGAACCATCCGAGACACAACGTATTCAAATAAAGGAATTTTTAGAACAGTTCATTTCTCGCAGAGAAGATTTATCATTGGATATTTTTCCAAATAGTTTTTTAAAATGGGTAGGTATATAGTATGTGGTATGGTAAAGTTGTTAAAGATTTGGGTAATATTCCACCATTCATCGACCATTACAGTAAGGAATTATTGGATGCCAAATCTGAAGTAATTATAAATGGACATGTTGAAACTAACATCAAGGAATTACCTGGTGTAACCGAACAGAGATTTTATCAATTACAAGAAATTGAGGCGGTTCTCAATTTTCTTAATATTGAATTACGTCGTATTAGACGAAAACACTTTAAAAAATATTTAGAAACATACGCTAGGGCATTGAGTAGTCGCGATGCTGAAAAGTATGTAGATGGTGAAGATGAAGTTGTAGATTTTGAACTATTAATCAATGAAATTGCATTATTGCGCAATCGTTGGTTAGGAATAATGAAAGGCTTGGATTCTAAGCAGTGGCAACTTGGTCATATTGTGAAGTTGCGTACTGCAGGCATGGAAGACGTAGTTGTTTAATGTTATCTAATAGACCTAAGTTTGGATTCATTGATGGAACTCTTATTTACAACGCATGGGACAATGATTTTGAAATAATCAGAAGTGGTAGGTTTAATGAGTTATTCACTGAGCAACTTATTGACGAGAATATTAAAACATCGGAGTTATGTATATTTGACTGTACCAATGAAGGAATAGGAACGTCTGATATCGATGATATGGTTGATGCAATTAAGAACGATTATCCTAATTTAGAAATTAGAGTTTTATTCAATATTCCAACCACCAAAAAATTAAATTATCGTTATAATTGTTTTCCCGAGCATATGGTTGCTCATTGTGACTTTGTCAGTCATATCAATTCATTGGATGTGAAATGGGAATCACTTGATATAACTAAACATTTTATTTCACTCCAACGTAGAGCATCTGTTGGTAGATTGAAGTTTACCAAACAATTATTGGATAATTTTGATAAAGACCAATATATCCTTAGTTGTGGTAGTCAACCAAACAAGTGGTTAAATGAATTAACTAATCTAAAAGAAGCAATACATCCGTACAAACTTCCTATTTTGATTGATGGTGTTGTTGATACTGATAATAAACAACACTATCACCATGACAATGATTTCTTCAGGTGTATGGTTAACGTGATTGCAGAAACTAGTTCACAAACAGATGATGATAGTTGGAGGGAAGTATTTTTAACTGAAAAAACATTCAAAGCATTTGCGTATAGACAAATACCAATATGGTTCTCTGTCCCCAATACAGTGAATGAGGTTAGGAAATTGGGTTTTGATGTATTTGATGACATAATAGACCATTCATACGACATCATCGAAGATGAAGATGTGCGCAGAAACACAGTTGTTAGTGAACTTAATAAGTTTTGCACTGCTTACCCAATGAGTGAATTGAATGAATTAAGGACTAGTATATGGAAACGTATAAGTAATAATATGATTTTATTGAGGAATTTGGAGTCGACGCATATTATTACAAAATATAATCATATATTAGATTTAATTAAAAATGAGTTTTAGTTCAGCACAAGAAAGTCACCAACACAGTTTAGAAACACTTGAGTTGCTATATGCTTATCCAGATTTTATGGAAAGTGTTAATAGCATGTGTGACATAGGATGCGGAATAGAAGCATTGGATTTAGAATGGTGGTCGACGCGTACATTACAAGACGATGATATTGTTATTCCATTGAACATTAATTGTACAGGCATCGACACACACGAAAAGATATTAGTTCATAACGATAATATTACATACAAGCAACACGACTTTGAAACGCGAATAGATGAAACATTTGATGTATTGTATTGCCACGATAGTTTCCAATATGCACTTAATCCATTACTAACATTAAGTAATTGGCACCACATGCTTACCGAAGGTGGTATGTTAGTAATAAATGTACCAAGTACAACCAACCTAGAATACAATAAGTTAGCATGCTCGCAACCAAGCCACCATTATTATAACTATACATTAGATAGTTTAATTCATATACTAGCAGTGAGCGGGTTCGATTGCGAATCAGGTTTTTTCCAACAGAAAGTTAATGATGATTGGATTAAAGTAATTGTTTACAAAAGTGACATAGCGCCAATGAATCCCAGAACTACAACGTGGTATGATTTAGCAGACAAAGGACTACTTCCAAAGACGGGTGTTGAAAGTATTAATAAATACGGTTATATGAAACGCGAAGACTTAGTTCTTCCGTGGCTTGATTATAGTAATATTTGGTACGGACAATAATATGCAAGTAGCGTTAATTACAGGTGGATTTGACCCTATACACAGTGGACATTTAGCATACATTAAGGAAGCACAAACGTACGGCAGACTAGTAGTTGCGGTCAATAGCGACGAATGGCTAGCACGTAAAAAAGGACGTGCTTTTATGCCATTAAGTGAGCGTGTGGAGATACTACGTGATATCAAAGGTGTACATGATGTAATAGTGTTTGACGATAGTGATGATAGTGCATGTGATGCTATAAAAATGGCCGTACGGTTATATCACGGCGCTACTATTAACTTTTTAAATGGTGGCGACAGAGTTGAAGGGAACATACCCGAGATGGGAACATGTCCTACTTGGATGGATATTAAATTTCATTTTAGTGTAGGTGGCGATGATAAAAAGAATTCGTCGTCGTGGATATTACAGGAATGGATGGCACCCAAAATCGAACGAGTTTGGGGTTACTACAGAGTTATACACGAAACAAGTACACATAAAGTTAAGGAACTTACTGTAGAGCCTGGAAAAACCTTAAGTCTACAAAAACATCAACATCGTAGTGAATTTTGGTTTGTGTCCGAGGGCATTGCTACTGTTGAACAAGGTAGTAACTCACGTGTACTATCTAATAGAGAATACGAAGTACACGAACAACTTACTATACCAATAGATTCGTGGCATAGGTTAAGCAATAATACAGCCAAGCCCGTACGTATTATAGAAATACAGTACGGCGAATGGTGCATTGAAGAAGATATTGAACGCAAGGAGTAAATAAGAATGATTAGAGTATTCATAGGGTATGACCCAAATGAAATAGTAGCATGGCATGTTTTAACACATAGTATTTTAAAACATAGTACTAGCCCAATTTCGTTTATCCCTATCGCTAAAAATCATATTAAAGATTTATACAATAAGCCAAAGCAAGGGTATGAATCAACTGAATTTTCAATGACTCGGTTCCTTACACCGTATCTAAGTGATTACCACGGTTGGTCTATATTTTTGGATTGTGATATGTTAGTTACATCTGATATCACTGAGTTGTGGGATTTACGCGATGACAGATACGCAGTAATGTGCACAAAACATGATTACACACCGAGTACTAGTACAAAGTTCCTGAATCAAACACAATCAAAGTACGAGAAAAAGAATTGGTCTAGTGTTATGATGTTCAATAATGCAAAATGTTGGAAACTTACGCCGAAAGTAGTCAGTAGTGAAAGTGGCATGCACTTACATCAGTTTAAATGGTTAAGTAGTGATGATGAAATAGGTTCTCTACCACTTAATTGGAACTACTTGGTTGGGGAGGAAGAACCATCACGTGAAGTACCCAATCTTATTCATTATACATTGGGTGGACCGTATTTCATTGATTATCGAGATGTTGATTACGCCGAGTTGTGGAATTTATATTATGCTGATATGAAAAATGTGAATTTTAAATAAATAGTAATATCATTCAATTATAAGAGAAAACAATATGGCAATTAGAACAGTTAAAATTATGGGATATGCATCATCTGAGGGAGTTAGTATGACGTTGCGATTGGATTCAATTGATGTATTTGATGGTTCGGTACCAATAGCAACCGAAGCAGTTGAAATCGGAACATTTATCATGGATAGCGCACAAAGTGGTAACTTAGACGGTATAGTTCATGTAATTGGTGGTGATATGACATTTATTGGATTGCAAGCGAATTACATGAAATTAGCAATGGCTGAATTTACCGATGGTGAGGGGATTGTTCATCCGATGGTATCAGAAGATGATGTAGTGAATAACTATCTATATTTCGATAATGGTTCAAATGATTCAAAAATTAACATGAATGTAAATGGAGTTGACCTTGTTCGACTTGATAAGGAAAATCTTAGTGGTAATTGGCATGTTGCTTTGCAGGATGGTGATATTCTAATGTGTGATTTTGTTATTAATGCCCAACCAACGGCAACATCTGTGTAAATATGTTGTTTGTAATATAATGTATTAAAATATGTAATACTCCCATGCTATAATAGTGTATAATACGTAAGTTAATGGCACTTGTAGGGAGTAGTATGAAAAAGGTAGTAGTCCGTAAGGGGACATATCGAGATACACCAATCATCGATGAAACATTCGAGATGGTTCGTGGAATATCAAATAATGCAGATAAAAATGGTTCTTTTATTCTCGTCAAACCGAAGGGTAATATTGGCGCCGGTCAAAAAACAATTCGAATCCAAGTTACTAAACGTAATATACAATACGTAGATAGTATTAATGTTTCTAAAACTAAATTACGAAGTAAAAAGGTTTTAAAAAACACATCAAAGAAGACGATACTAAAACCAACTGTAAAACGTAAAACAGACAAACAAGTAATGCAACGTATTGCTGAGCGGTTTGATATTTTAGAAGAAATGACGAAGGCAACTATTGCGACTGATATCAAGGCAATGATTGTATCTGGTCCACCTGGTGTGGGGAAATCATACGGTGTTGAGAAGCAACTCGAGAAAGCGAGTATGTTTGATGTTATTGCTAGAGTTAATCAAAAATATGAAGTAATCAAGGGTGCAATTACTCCAATTGGATTGTACGCTACGTTGTATAAACACTCGGGTGAAGGCAATGTTCTTGTTTTTGATGACTGTGATATGGTATTGCAGGATGACCTAAGCCTCAATCTATTAAAAGCAGCACTAGATAGTGGTAAGAAACGTAGAGTGTTTTGGAATGCAGATAGCCATCTGTTACGTAGGGAAGGTATCCCGGATTCGTTTGATTTCGAGGGTGCTGTGATTTTTATAACAAACTTGAAGTTTAATCACATTCGTAGTAAAAAATTACAAGACCACTTGGAAGCATTACAGAGTCGATGTCATTATCTAGACTTAACATTAGACACAATGCGTGATAAAGTACTACGTGTAAGACAAATAGCAGAAACAGGTGAATTATTTAATGATTATAATTTGAGTGATTCACAGGGAAAAGAAATCATAACATTCATGGAGAAACATAAGAACGATTTGCGTGAAATGAGTCTCCGAATGGCATTGAAGATAGCAGATTTGCGTATAATTAGTGAAACGCGATGGAAATTACTCGCTAAAAACACATGTATGAAAAATAGTTTTTAACAGGTTCAGTATGTGTTTACTGTGTTATTACTCCCTATAATAGCCTCCCTAAGTAAACACTACTAACAGATACAAGGATTACCTTGTATCACTCGGGTATCGAAGGGGTTGTTACATCCTTTTTTGTTCCTTCGATACCCACCTTATTTATAGAGAAATGATATGAAATTTATAACGAGATTATTAAACAATTATGAAAAAAGCAACAATAGTAGTTAGAGACGAAGTTAACTGTTCTATCAAGGATTTAGACCTTGATATGAGAAAGAAACTTGTACATGCATTTGAATACGAGATTCCTGGTGCAAAGTTTATGCCATCGTATAGATTGGGAAGATGGAATGGCATGGTTTCGTTCTTTAATCTAGGTGGTAGCACATACATCAATCTATTACCCGATATATTGCCGATAATGATATCAGATGGATGGGAAGTCGATGTTGATGATAAACGAACTTACCAACATTCATTTGATTTGTCGGAAGTAGATGCAAACACATACAATCATGTTAAGTGGCCAGAAAAACACCCTGTTGCGGGGGAATCAATTGTGTTGCGAGATTATCAAATTGATGTAGTTAATAATTTTCTAAAAAATCCACAATGCATTCAAGAGATTGCGACTGGTGCTGGTAAGACTCTAGTCACAGCCTCATTAAGTGAGCGAGTTCAGGACTTTGGGAGAAGTATTCTTATAGTTCCGAATAAGAGTTTGGTGATACAGACAGAAGAAGACTATGTTAATATGGGGTTGGATGTTGGTGTCTATTTTGGTGATAGAAAGGACTTTGGAAAACATCATACTATATGCACATGGCAAAGTCTTAATTCATTGATGAAAAACACCAAAGCAGGAAAGGGAGAATTTGCTATTGGTGAATTCCTAGAAGATGTTGTATGTGTTATGGTAGACGAAGTACATAGTGCAAAAGCCGATGCACTCAAAACATTATTAACTGGACATATGGCAAATATACCACTACGATGGGGGTTAACTGGAACCGTACCAAAGGAACAATTTGCATTCCAATCATTGCATGTTAGTTTGGGAAATGTTATTAATAAAGTATCTGCGAAGGAATTACAGGATAAGGGCGTGCTCGCACAATGCCATGTAAAGATTGTTCAATTAGAAGACCATGTTGACCACAGTGATTATCAAAGTGAATTGAAGTATCTATTGACCAACCCTGATAGATTGGATATATTGGCAAATATCATTGTTAGTGCGAATAAAACAGGTAATACATTGGTACTAGTTGACCGTGTTGAGTCTGGTAAGGAGTTAGTATCACGATTGGGTGATAATGCAGTATTTATTAGTGGGGCAACTAAAGGTGTTGACCGCAAAGAACATTATGATGAAGTGGCAAGTTCTGATAGCAAAGTTATCGTAGCAACATATGGCGTCGCCGCTGTTGGTATTAATATACCAAGAATATTTAATTTGATGCTTATTGAACCTGGTAAGTCATTTGTTAGAGTAATACAATCAATTGGACGTGGTATTCGTAAGGCAGAAGATAAGGATGAGGTTCAAATTTGGGATATCACAAGCACATGTCGTTTTGCTAAGAGACATTTAACAAAACGTAAAAAGTTTTATAGAGAGGCAAACTACCCGTTTGACATGCAGAAATTGGAATGGAAATAAACTATTTTTTCTGAAATCTATGTTACGGTAACATTTGATATTTGGGGTAATGTGATTATTGGTATAATTGACATATCTTAATAACATACTAATCCCAAAAATAATGAAAATACATACATTAGATAATACAGCATATGAATTGAATGAATTGCCAGAAAAAATAAATGATTTACAATTTGCTATATTTGATAATAGTAATCCCAAAGATGCCGACCATTTCTTCATTCCGTTAATCTTCTTAGAAAGTTTTACATCACCTGCATTAGTCTTACGAATTGGGGATAAACTAATAAAAATGCCAATGGAATGGCATTTATTAATAGGAGAGGAAGAGCACGGAGATTTGGAAGCAATTGCGTTAACTAGCATCAATGATAGAGATTTCAAGGCGTTTGAGTTTAATAGTTTAAGTGGGTATCGTGCAGACTTTTTACCAATTGAGGTAGTTGATGTGTATACCGAGGTACAATGGTATAATCCTAAATTAAAGAATGGCCAATATTTGGCAGTACCAATTGATAGTGGTGATGCACCTAGAGTTGTATATTTCATAAAGGATGTATCGAGAAATTGCCAAGTGGTGGATTACGCACAGGCTTGGTAACATGTCATCACCGAAATTAGACATTTTTAAAATGCTTAATGCGATTGATTCAAAGGATTATGATTTTTATGATAATCTAACAGATGATGAGCGCAAAGGCTTCAGTGCATATATTGGGTTGAAGTGGGGTGCAAGTGTCAGTGGTGGTGATAATATACTACAGCATTATTACTTAGCGAGTATGAATAGTTATGTGAATGTGAATTTATTCGACCTTAATAAACATCATAAATTACAGTGGCTGTTATTGGTTGCATCAAGCCCAAACTTTGGTGTACATAGGCATGAGTGGATTTACCCGAAGAAGAAACCCACAAGCAAATCAAAAAACGACATTAAGAGCCAATTAATGAAAATATACCCTTCGTATAAAGAAGACGATATTGAATTATTAGCGTCAATGGTTACTAAAAAAGATTTAAAGAAATTTGTAAAGGATTGTGGAGATGAATGATGAATGATGTTTATTGTATAATGCCTTTTATTGGTATGCAGTATTCAGTTCGTGGCTCTAGTTTGTGTTGTTCCTCACCCAAATACGATATATCGCCATATAATTTTTGGAATTCAGACTACATGAATGATGTTCGTGATGATATGTTGAACGGCATAATGAATGTGGAGTGCTCGGCATGTTATGATAACGAATCCGATGGCATGAAAAGCATGCGCCAAGGATTCAACCAATATCATCACACAGATAAGCTGTCAAAAAATATTCAATACCTTGATTTGGATTTATCCAATAAATGCAATTTATCATGCTTGATGTGTAATTCCGATAGAAGTTCACAAATTGCAAAACAAGATGGTATATATGTTGAAACAAATGGTGTAAATAATATTTCATCTGAAGTGTTGCGTGATATTAAACGTTTGTCATTTGTTGATATGAAGTTGCTGTTATTGCAAGGTGGAGAACCATCTATAATTAATGAGTATCATGATATATGTGATTTTTTGGAGGAGAATGATTACAAAGGGAACATAGACCTAAACACAATCACTAACGCAACTACATTAAATGTTAATAGTTATAGTAGGTTTAATGGATTTAAACAGAAAAATATACACATTAGTTTGGATGGTTTTGGTAATATAAATGACTATATACGGTATGGTAGTAAGTTTGCAATTATAGAAAAGAATATACATTATTTAATTAGCCATGAATTCAATATTACTATCGCGGTAACATTGCAAATTTTATCATTAATAAAATTTAATCAATTCCTACAATGGGTAGTGAATTTGAAATCCATGTATAGTGCACCGAATATTCCCAAATTGAATATTAGTTGGTTGTATTCCCCTGATGAAATTAATATAAAAAATACACCATCCAAACTAAGAACCCATGTATTGGGTGAAATATCTGAGTTTGAACATTCAAATGTGTTTGAACATTCAAATGTTCAGTACCATGATATCGTGGGAGTATTGTCACGTACCAATAGTGATGATGAAGTGTTGGTAAATGGGTTAATGAAATTTATTCATCGTGTGGATGAATCACGGGGGTCGAATATATATGATTTTATACCAAATTTCAAAGAGATGATTCAATGAGTAATGTGTGTGAATATTGTGAGAAGGAATTTAAACGAGAATCGACATTATTAGTTCATTTATGTGAAAAGAAACGTCGGTGGCAAGAAAGGAATGACAAGGGAGTAAGGATAGGATTCAACGCCTATATAACTTTCTATATCTACACACAAAAATCTACTAAGATAAAAACAATAATGGATTTTATAAAAAGTCCGTACTACAACGCGTTTGTCAAGTTTGGTAGGTACTGTATTTCTATCAACGCTATTAAAATAGAAATGTTCGTCAAATATCTTATTAACAAAAATAAAAAATTAGACTATTGGTCTAATGATTCTTTGTATTCGAATTTTTTAATTGGTATTATCAAGACTGAAAATCCAATTGATGCATTGAGTAGAGCACTGAAATATAGTATGAAGTGGGCAGAAGATAGTAATCAAAGTAGCAATGATATATTAAGATTGGCAGGTGCAAATACAATATGTCATATGATTATTAGTGGGCATATTAGTCCGTGGGTGCTTTATTCATGTGATAGTGGTGTAACGTTTATGGGGAATCTCACCACAGAGCAGACTAAAATTATATGGTATTTTATTGAACCAAGTGGTTGGTCTAGTAAGTTTAAATCATTTAATGATGATGTTGTGTACATAAAGGGTAGGTTAAAAAAGGCAGGATGGTAATATGATAATGGATGCGGATGTTGATATTGATTTTGCTGATAGAAGTAAGATACTCGAATTGATAAAATATGTTCCTGCTAGACAGGAATCAAATATAGAATCTAAGCACCATAATAGTGGAGTTTATGTGTCTGATGTACCATTAGACCCACAGCATGGATGCGCAAGTATTGATTATAAAGAAGCGGAGAATCGTGGTTATTTTAAGATTGACTTCTTGAATGTGAGTGTGTATCGACATATAAATGATGCTAAGCATTATGACATGTTACTAAAGCAAGACCCACCGTGGGATATGCTTCTTAATAAATCGTTCACATCTCAAATCGTTCACATCTCAAATCACTACGGCTCATTGATTCAAATGAAACCCGATAGCATTCCTAGAATGGCAATGTTCTTAGCAATGATTAGACCTGGTAAAAAGCATTTGATTGGTAAGAGTTGGAAAGAGATATCGGAGGAAATATGGGTCAAGCCTGATGGTGATGAATATTACTTCAAACAATCACATTCATTGAGTTATGCACTGTTGGTTGCGTTACATATGAATATAGTTTTCAATCAACGTCCCTAACTAATGATATTGATTTTCTTTTAGTACGTTTTTGTGATATATCATTGAGAATGGTACACGGACCATTCAGAATTTCCAAGTTTTTATTGTTAAAAATTGTTTTGTAGTCAGAAAAAATATACCATTCTTCTTTTAGAAATATGTTGATTGGGATACTTCTATTCGATTCCCACCACCATGTTTCTCCTAATTCCAAGAATAATTTTTTTAATTCAATATCGTCAATACTACCAAAATCATACATTGTGGTTAGTATCTTATCTTGGTTCATAATAATACCAATATGTTCGTTATTGGCGTATTTTATAATCGATAAGAAGGGATATTTTTCTGCTATTTTAAGAAATAACTCATTTTCCATAAATATTTAGATGTATTCAATTAAAATTTATTTATACAAACAACAACACATAGGGTTATTCTTTGACCCTATTATCGATTCATCTATTCATTTACCGAGGAATAACTACGTGTATTCAAAAATACTAAAAGTGGTCAAAGGAGTGGACACCGTTTTGGAGTTTCAATTCCTTAATCAAGACCAAAAACCTATTAATTTGGAAAACACAGCGTTAACATTCAAGTTGATTAGTGGGAATGCATTGCTAATGAGTAAGGCGCTGACCATAATAACACCAAGTAAGGGAAAGGCATCCATAACACTAACAAACAGTGATTTAACATCAATTGAATCACAGCGTGCAAACTACAGTATCGAACGTACGTTCAATTCATTAACTGAATTAGCATATGTAGACGAAAGTGCCGGAACACAAGGAGTAATAGATATATTACCACAAGTAATAATTGCGCCTTAACAGTATTAAATAAGTACATACATATCAAATATATCATCAATAGGAATATAAATGGGCAAAAATAAAAAGCCAAATACAGGAGCAAGTATTGTTTCTAAATTACATTTGAAACTAGCAGAAGTTGAACCAATTACAAAAGCACAAGGAGACTTCTTTAAGAACTACGATACTGGAAAGTGTCAATTGTTAATGGGTTATCCAGGAACAGGCAAAACGTTCCTTAGTATGTATAAAGCATTTGAAGAGTTAATCAACGGTGGTACAGATTTAAATCAAATTGTTATTGTACGTAGTGCAGTGCCAACACGAGACATTGGCTTCCTGCCAGGTGATATTAACGAAAAACAGCAAGTATATGAACTACCGTACAAAAAGGTATGTTCTGAACTGTTTGGAAGAGACGATGCGTATGAGATTTTAGTTAAACATGGTATTGTACGTTTTATGATTACATCGTACGTACGTGGTATTACATTAGATAATTGTATTGTTATTATGGACGAGTTCCAGAACTGTACATCACACGAAGCAGATTCGGTATTAACTAGACTAGGTAAGAAATCAAAAGCAATGTTTTGTGGTGACTTCATGCAGACAGACTTTGTTAAAGATAAGGATAAGGACGTTTGTAAGTTTGTTAAAGTACTTGAGTCTATGCCTACTTGGTTTGCTAGTAATGAGTTTGGAGTAGATGATATTGTGCGCTCTGGATTAGTTAAGGCATATATCCGTGCTAAGTATCTAGTACATAAAGACGGGTATTAGTATTAAACCATGTAATATTGTATCATTTGGATGTAGTTGGACATATGGTGATGAACTGATTGACCATGAGTTGGATAAGCAGGGAATATCATTTGACCATCGTTACAATGACGAATACAGAACTAATAATTGTTATACAGGATTGGTATCAAATCACTATGGTTATTCACGTGAGAATCTTTCTTTTCCTGGTTCTAGTCTACAATCAATGCAGTGGAGTTTACAGTGGTGGTTGAATAACAGAACCGAAGATGAAATTAAGAAATCTATTATTTTAGTTGGTCTTACTGGTGAGGATAGGGTTAGTTGGTATGACCCCGAATACGAGACTGGTGAGGGTGACCCATGGAATAACTACTTACACTCAACGTGGCTTGATTACGCAGGTCCAAATGTGGATAAGGGATGGTTTGAATTGAGAAAGTATCATGTGGCAATGTCAGCATGTGACTCGTTAAGTCAATTGAATTACGAAACAACTCTTAGGATGTTTGATGGGGTATCTGCTAGGTACAATGTTCCCGTAATTCAATTCAATACAGTGGCTACTAAAATTATTTCTAATGATACATTTTATGATTTGCAGATACGCAATGCACTTAACCGCGATTGTTATGCATATGGTGGACACCCCAATGAAAAAGGTCATCGGATTATTGCAGATTCTTTAATAAGAACTATTGACAAATATATAATTTAACTGTATATTATTCTGAAATTGCATCGTTAATGAGTCGAAATACTTGTTATCTTGGATGTCCCCCCAATGGTGCAGGATGGGACATAATAAGAAAAATATACCTTTCTTGTTAATATCTTGGTTTATGTAGTGTGGTGTTTGGTATTACTCCCACGGCTATATATTATATATAAACCGAGATGACGTACTTACTCCACGTCCTCCGAATAGAGTAGCACAACAACACAGTTGTTAAATATTAGCGAAGTACATCTGTAGCACAACGCTAAGTGCAAAAATATTGTGTTAGTACTAAAGGTTTTTATATTTTTAAGTTATATAGTTTGCCTTTTCATGCACGTTGACTCGCGTGTGTACGTATCGAGTCCCCCATCAATCTTTTACCGTTTTGTGTTATTTGGTAAAAGTAACATATCATAAAAATATTTAATACCATATAATGTATATAATGTTAAATATTTTGTCATACCTCCCAATTAAACGAAAGAAGTCATCAAGTGGGTGGATTTCCTTTAATGCTGTCTGCTGTTTGCACAATGGTGAGTCGTTGGATAAGCGTAGCCGTGGTGGACTATTATTAAATGGGGAATATGATTGGTCGTATCATTGCTTCAATTGTAATTTTAAAACAGGATTCACAATGGGGAAGCCTGTTGGGTATAAGGCGAAGAAGTTGCTTAAATGGTTGGGTGTAAGTAGTATTGATATAGATTGGATGGGCATTGAAAGTCTAAGGCATAGAAACATTGCCGATATTATAGATGATAGAAGTAATTCGGCTCCCAATACTGTTATTCATTTCAATGAAGTCAAACTACCCAATGGTGCTAGATTGATTGTAAGTGACGATGTCAGGTTTGTTGATTACTTGGCATCACGTGGATTGATGTATAACCAATATCCATTTATGATTACCCCTAATGATAAAGCAAGAAATAAAAACAGAATAATTATACCTTACACTAATAAAAATAAAGTTGTTGGGTATACTTCTAGATTTCTAGACGACAGAACTCCAAAATATCTAAATGAACAACAACATGGGTATATATTTGGCATTGACCTACAGCATGCCGATTGGAATGTTGTGATTGTTATGGAGGGAATTTTAGATGCTATAAGTATAGATGGTGTTGCAGTATTGCACAATAAGATTGGTGATTTACAAGCACAACAATTACAGCAATTACATCGTACTGTTATTGTGGTTCCTGACCAAGATAAAGCAGGGTTGAAGTTAATTGACAGTGCATTAATAAATGGGTTTAACGTAAGTATTCCAAAATGGGGAGATAGTAGCATAAAGGACGTGAACGATGCCGTTGTAAAATTTGGCAAGATAGCAACGATATTAAAGATACTCAAATACGCAAACGTAAGTAGTATTAAAATAAAACTTGCCAAAATAGAATTAGAGAGAGCATTGAATAAATGATTTATTGCCCTGAGATATTTCACAGTGTGTTTATTAAATCATATGGAACAAACTACATAGAATTCGGACCGTGTTGTCAATCTGGTACAAACACAATAC